GTTTACATATAAAATAAAAGAAATAAAACCTGTAATTGGTACGAATGTTTACGACGCAAAAGAATGGACAGACATACCAAATACTTATCAAGAAATAAGTGAGATGAGTTTACATAAACTAATTAAGAAACTAGATTCAAAAAAATGGTTTTACATTAGTTATGTAAATAAAAAATCTAATCACGTTGACAAAATAATATTTTCTGGCGATTATAGGTGTGTATGAAACATAAAAGTATGAGTCAGATGAACAAAGAAAGAGGTAGAAAGTGGGACGGGAAATCTCGTCCTTCTACCAAGTTATATAAAAAAAGGTGGAATGAAATATTTGGTAGAAGAAATGAAGTGATTACCGAAGCAAGTTTCACAAGCAGAGATTACTCAAATGAAAACACTAATAATACTACTACTGACGACGAGCGGACTGGAACAGATAAAGTATCCGATAAAAAAGAATCTGACGTGTGAACAACAAGCAAACGAGTGGCGTGATACAAATACCAAGTATTACGACTCACGGAACACGGATCATAAACATCAAGGTTGGTATACAAAGGAAGGTAATTTATGGATAGGACATATTTGCGAAAGTTAAAAAACAAGTTTGATCTATGGCATTTAATGTATAGAACAGAAATTGTTTTAACTTCAGCAGGATTTATTGTCGGTTTTATAATCGGCGCTATTATATTTTAAACGAACCTATCTGCTACGAGGGAATCGGAGATAGGTTATAAAGGTGAGAAATTATTTAAGTACTGCCACATTTCAAACACATTGTCAAGTTTCACTAATTGGATAACATCCAAACTTGACTGCTAATCTATATTTATTGACGTTTTCTTTACCTTCTTTTTGTAAAAGCTCTAGACTTTTGACAGATGCATCTGCTGCACATTCAGCCCAATCATCATATACAATAGTCGGTTGGATAGGGGTTTTACATTCCCCACTTAAAAAAGAACACACCGATAGTATTAATATAAATTTTGTCATTGACAATCCTACATTTAAATCCTATATTGCGTGAAAGGAAAGAAAATGACAGACACAACAAAATATAGAAACGTTTCGTTATCTCATGCAACATACAAGATATTAAACACGTTGTCCAAAACTTTGGACCCCGATGTCAATATGTCTATATCCAAGACGATATCGAAATTAGCAAACGAGAAAGTTAGGAAGTTAAATGGCAAGATCAAAGTTCAAGAGTCAAGCAACAGCAAATAGCAATGCTTTAGAATTGTTTGGAAGAAACAAAGAACCCGAACATAACTTATGGATTGCAGTTGTAGCTAAAGGATTAGATGATGCTTTACATCAATCTGATCTACTTG